TCACAACAACAGCGTCTACCGTCTCGTCATATACAACAAGATACTACACAATACGCCCAGGATGAACAAATCCAACCTAATTACATACCAAAAGAAAGAGTCAGTAATGATTATGTTAGAGAATATGAAGAATTTACTGATAAACATATTCAAAAACACGAAAGAGAAAATGACCGCAATCAACAAATAGATGATATTTTGAGTGATTTACAAGTCCCCATTTTCGTAAGTATATTATACTTTTTATTTCAACTTCCCATTATAAATGCATATATATTCAAACGGTTTTCGTTTTTATCCATTTATAATGATGATGGTAATTTTAATTTTTACGGATTAGTGTTTAAAAGTTGGATTTTTGGTAGCATATACTACACAATCACCAAATTTACTAACTTCCTAATTAGTCTATAATCCTAATATTTTCAATAATTTATTACTATTATCAGTTTTCGTTTTCTTTTTCACAGTTTTAGATGTTTGTTTTTGTGTTTTTTTCTTATCAACATCAGCATTCGCTTTCTTTTCGCAAGGAGTATATTTTAAAAACCACTCTTGGTACTCTGGTGATGTTTGTTTATTCTTCAACTCCTTAAATTTTTGGGTTTTTTCAGACCGAATATCTTCTATGGTTGTTTGTTTACCATAACATTGGTTTGTGAAACGCTTTAAAATACCTCGTTGTTTTAATTTATTTTTTTCTTGAATACGAAACAAATATTTTGCCATACACAATAGTCTTACGTCGTGTAATTTTTTATCACCATAAATGAAGCTCAAATATAAACTCATTATTGTATCAATTGTAGCGATTTTTACAACTCTATCTTGAATGGTGAGTTCATTATAACTATGACAAGCAATAGGTTTGTGTATTATAGCTACAATATCGTGTTTTCCTACTGAAACTTCTATATTCTCAGGTATTACTTCACCAATCGCATCATTTCGTTTTATTTTAACATTTTTTACTCCATCGTCTTCTAATTGTTCTTTTAATATTAATGCGGTTTTCTCTATATCTTCAGCTAGAACATCGAAATCAGGTATTTTCTGTAATTCGTGTTTATCGCCATTCTTCATTTTTTTTGAATATAATCCACTCGCATATCCGCCGAAAAATACAACACCTTCATCTATAAAAACATCTCTAGTAGTTAAATATATTTGTTCTTGTTCTGACATATCCAGCTCCATTTTTCTTTGAAAATCTACGTCGTCACAATCAGATGCGGTTAATGGATAATATTTGTTTAATAAATTTAAACGCTCTAATACCTTCTCCCATCGAGATACATCCCCGTTAGGTCTAGATAATTCCAAATACATTGACATACGCAAATAATTAGGAGGGGTATAATGAATACCAGACCGTTTTATAGAATCACGTTTAATTGCGTCGAATAATTGGTTGGGTAATTGAGTTATATCAGCAATGGGAATAAAATTTACAAATACTTTATATGTTCCATAATGGACACCAGCTTTTGCTTCAACATTAGTGTATTCATTATCATAGTATATATCAGCTAACTCTTTGGCATCATTCATTGCGTTTGATGAAAAGAAATCATAATCAGGTATTTCTGCCTCTTTATCGTAAAAACGTGCTTCTTCGGGTAAGATGTTATTAATAGCAGTACCACCATAACAGACTAATTTTTTTTTCATAATAAATTCTTCAACTATTTTTATCATTTTTTGGACGTCTTCATCACTGACAATTCTTTTACCCGATGCTTTTTTATTTTCTTTGATAGCACTTCGTAATACAGCCATTTCGCATTCTTGAAATGTCATTTTATTCGTGCATTCAGCTGGATAAAATGTCTTTTTTGATTTTTGTGACTTATTCTTATTGTATTTACCCATTAGTATATACAATAATTACACATTATTTTACTGCATTTAATTTTTTTTCAGATAGTCTATAGTATATGCTAAAGGAATTATACCACCTTTATTATCATCAAACATCCGTTCATATTTTTCTAATTCATCATCTTTTGAATAGAATTTATATAATACAAACTGTGCTCCATAATTCAATACAAAATCATCGATATCTGGATTTTTCGTATTATTATTAATGGTGTCTGGTATAACTAATCTCATATTTTTCGTGCTCGTACACAATCCGCATTTATCTTCCACCCGCACGTGGTCGTAACTTAAATTCAATAATTCTGTGTATCTATGTAAAAATAGGTCATCTGAACCACTCTCTAAATTCACAAGATTAGATAAATTGTAGCATTTTTTTTCATTTGTATTGCATATCGAGTTTTGTTTATAATTTCGGTCAAGTGTTTTGTCAACAATAATCACGATTTTTCCGTGTAAGTCTGACATTTTTGTTTGTTTAGTAACTTCACCTGTATATAATTTGGATTTCATAGTTGAATCAATTGCCTTTGATATTAAACGGTAAAGTCTTGTATCATCTTCTTCTGATTTGATTCTTAAATGGATAAATAGTGGGTCATTTACATTGGGTGTTGGTTGAACGAAAGCAGATGTAGTTAACATACTAAAGACATTATTCAACAATAATGTATTGGTTGTATCAATTGTTTCTAGATTTTTATCATTTGTGTATGTAATCATTGGTGCGTCATCAATCAACATTACTTCAAAATCCAATAAACGGACTCCTCTTTTTAATAAATATTTAACCATATCTATATTTACATATTCTCCAGTAACCGCACTATTATAAGATGATTTGATAACGTAGTCTTTCAATACAGGGGTTTCTTTGTTCTCGGATGAAATGTAAAAGTCATCAGGAGGTAATGATACAATGCTTGTTGGTTCTGAATCTATTAAACTATTATATTCACCTTCAGCGGTCCCAAATAAATCAAATCCTTCTATCGTATTACATTTACATTCGGGATTCTTACATCTAGATTTACATTTTAGTGATTTACATTGTAATTTGTTAACTATCCTTGATATCATATTACGTTTCCATATAAAACGGTACACTACATATACGAATATACAAATACTTAGTAATAACAATATACCTTGGGTTTTATTCATTCTTGANATNTATATATATATTTGAAGATTTAATATATNATCACTAACAAATATAATAGTAATTATATATAAACTTATAATAATGGCTGGTGGATTACTAAACATTGCTGCCGTAGGAAATGCAAATCTATTCTTAACTGGAAATCCAAGTAAAACGTTCTTTAAAGTTACATATTGTAAATATAGTAATTTTGGCCTTCAAAAATTTCGTATTGATTATAATGGGGCAAGAGATTTGCGTTTAACTGAACCATCAACCTTTCAATTTAAGATACCAAGACATGCTGAATTACTAATGGATACATATATAGTAGTAACATTACCAGATATATGGAGTCCTATACATCATCCATTACCCGCACCAATACTGTCAGCTGAAGGCGCAAATGTGATTCCGGATTTAGTAGATGGTAACGATACGGGATGTAGATGGGCATCTAGATTTACATTTTAGTGATTTACATTGTAATTTGTTAACTATCCTTGATATCATATTACGTTTCCATATAAAACGGTACACTACATATACGAATATACAAATACTTAGTAATAACAATATACCTTGGGTTTTATTCATTCTTGAGATTTATATATATATTGAAGATTTAATATATAATCACTAACAAATATAATAGTAATTATATATAAACTTATAATAATGGCTGGTGGATTACTAAACATTGCTGCCGTAGGAAATGCTAATTTATTTTTAACAGGAAATCCAAGTAAAACATTCTTTAAAGTAACTTATTGTAAATATAGTAATTTTGGACTTCAAAAATTTCGTATTGATTATAATGGGGCAAGAGATTTGCGTTTAACAGAACCATCTACCTTTCAATTTAAGATACCAAGACACGCGGAATTATTAATGGATACATACATAGTAGTTACATTACCAGATATATGGAGCCCTATACATCATCCATTACCTAAACCAATACTTTCACAAGAAGGACCAAATACTATTCCGGACTTAGTCGATGGTAATGACACTGGGTGCCGATGGGCTCCTTATGATTTTAGATGGATTGAAAACATTGGAGCATCCATGATTCAAGAAATCGAAATTACAAGCGGGGCAGTGACTATTCAAAAATATACTGGCGAATATCTTTCTATGATGGTTGAGCGTGATTTTAATGCTGATAAAAAGGAGTTATTTAACAAGATGACTGGAAATGTCCCGGAATTGAATGACCCAGCCAATTGTAATGGACGTATTAATTCATATCCGTCCTCTATTTATACACAAAATGCTGCGGGTTCCGAACCATCCATCCGGGGAAGAAATCTATATATACCTATTAATACTTGGTTTACGTTGAATAGTTCGTGTGCGTTTCCCCTAATAGCTCTTCAATATCAAGAACTTCATATTAATGTTACATTTAGACCTATACAAGACTTAATTCAAGTCCGTGATGTATTTGATTCAAGAAATAATTTCCCATATATAAAGCCTAATTTTGGTGAGTCTCGTTTTCAAATGTATCGTTTTTTACAAACACCTCCCTCATTAGAAATATCTGCCGAAAACTATCAAAATACACTTTCTTCGTGGAACGCAGACATTCATTTAATGTCAACATACTGCTTTCTTTCCAAAGAAGAAGCAGAATTATTTGCTAGAAAAGACCAAGTCTATTTGGTTAAAGATGTATTCACACATACATTTGAAAATATCACCGGAACACGGAAAGTTAAATTACAATCACCTCCAGGTATGGTTTCGAGTTGG